ATACTACTCTTGAAGAACAAGAAGCTATCAAGAAAGAGTATCCGGGTCTAGGTTATTTAAGAAATGTAACCAACTCCACTAACGAAGCAATCAAGCAGAACCGCCAAGCACTTGCTGTATTTGAGCGATTGCCCGGCGTATCCGAAGAAGCCAAAGTTCAACGACGCAACGAAATCTTAGAACTTGAGAAGAGGTATCACAAGCAAGTTGTGGAAGCAGCTCTCAGATCAGGGTTCCGTGATGTTGTCGTAGGGGTCGATTGATTCACTGAGCATCAACTTGTTGTAAGACAGTAAGCTGAGAAGGGGTGCAGTTTTAATTTTATCGAACAACTGTCTAGGAACAGCGCTAAGTTTATTCTCCAGTTTTCCATAGTACGCGTTAAGCGAGACCGCGTCTGCGTAGGCTGTGGCAAGCTCGACGTGTGACATATTCTTCGCTTCCTCCATAGCGTCCTGCCATACTCCCGCCCCGTGCAATCTTGCTGTTTCATAAAACTCCTCCACGACTTTTGACATTACCTCTCCTTTACTTATCAATCTCTTGTATCTTCAGGTGGTGATACATACCATCAGTTCTTTCGTATGCATCGAACGGATCATCTCTCATAAGACTGCGAGGGATATTAACCTCTGGAATATCTTGAGGCCTGAGATATTTCTTTGTTGCCTGTGCAATATTATTCTCAGTAGTAAATTTAATCAAGCGCTTTTGATACCACTCTGCTTTGCGTAGCGATTCAACGCCTGACTTCTTACGCTCACGCCAGACATACTTCATGATGTTACCTTTAAGGTACCCACGAAATTCTTCTGGTGTTAAAGCAGACTCGATTGCATCGATACATTCAACTTTTCCTGAGGCGTAATGCTCTGGGTTGTTGACGTTATCGTATTTAGATTCACGAACCATTTCGGCCTCTCTCTAGTCTTAGGGTTATCACCCCTTAAAAAAGATTCAACAAACATTGCAGTCTCACGAGCAGCAATATCTCCTATCTCCTGTCTCCATTCTTTGTATAGCAGCTTACGATCCTTGGCCTTCAGCTTCACAGCTTTTTCGAACCTGAGTTGGAACGCTATTCGTGTTTCCACTTGCTGCTGGCTGATCGCACCGTAGTTCAGTTGGCTCACCTTTGATTTTCTCCACTGTCCAATTGGCACCCATCCACCCTAAGGCAGAGAAGAACCCCCATACGATCATATCCAGAATCATACTACCTCTTCTAGCGCAGAGACTTTTGCTTCCAGATCCTCAAGTTTGCTGCGTAGTTTAGCAATCAATTGATCTCGTTGCTCAAGCTTCTCAATAAGATCTGCTGCCAATCCAATAACTTGTGCTATCTGTTTCTCTTGCTTGTCAAACAACATGAACTGCATGGTAGATTTGTCCATCATCTCTACCATCTTCTCAAGACGTTCATTCATAATTTATTCCCCCGATCCCTAGATCTCTCATCACATCTGCATCCGAGAATCCATAATCTTCCTCTTCGTCATCGTACATTAGACGAGCGGGTTTCTTACTTCCTCCCGATTCTTTGGGTTGTGGCTTCCCAACTTTCACCTTAGCCTTGGGCGGCTCAGGATTCGGAGTCCTTACAGGTACATTGGTATCATCCAACATCTCGATGGTTGTGTATCTGTAGTTGCAAGCAGGACACTTACGCTTGCGACGCAGGTCTCCGGTATCCGTCAAGCGCGTGTCATAGACTGCGGTCTTAGTCCCACACTTGAGGCAGTTCTGCATTAGTGAACAGCCCCCACACTAATAGTATCTTCTGAGTTCTTATAGATCTCACGAATCAACTTAGACATCTGGTCTACTGCGTCATCAACTTCAGACTCTTCCAAACCACAGATACGCATAGACAAGCCAGCCGATACGCCGAATGCACGAAGCTGGGTGCCAAGCATTAGCTCTGGTGTTTTCACGCTGTAATCAATCCATGCTTGCACTAGGGCGGCACAATGATCCATCTGTTCTTTTGAGTCTAGCTCTTTTTCCTCAGCCATTTTGTTTCTCCATAAGGGTTTTGTACTGCTCTTTCAGGTACGCATCAATGTCTTCGCGCCTGAATCTATAAGCCCTGCCAATCTTCGCAGCCGGGATCTGTCCTGTACGCGCCAACTTACGCACAGTAAATGGTGTGAGACCGACGTACTTAGCTGCGTCGTTAATGTCCATTAGCTTTTGTTCCATACTATCTCCTCTCCGTACTTCATCAGGAACTCTGTTGTAAGTTCTATCTGACGAGAGTCATACATTTGCGCCTTAGTTGATTGAAGCATTTCATTGTTGGTCATAGGAGGCGCATCATAAAGACAGATCCATGTCCCGCGACCTGTGGCTTCAATCACCGCCACCGTCCTCCCCGATGGGAGCAGCAGAACTTTCCCTGATAGATTGCCACTGCTTGCAGAAGTTTGCAACTTCGCAATACTCTTCGCAGCGTCGATGTCTACCCCGCCTTTCTTCAACAAAATACCCGTCAGCGAGTCCTTGTTCAGCATCTTCTTTCCTTTCATATATCTTGACTGCTCGTTTACCACCGTTCTTCATCAAGGCAAATGTTGTTCCTGTGTACCAAGTCTCCGCAGTTGTACACTCAGGTACGTCACCTTCCTCTGCTACCTGATGCCGCCATACACGGTTCCTAATGTACTCATGCGTGTCACCTATATTCCAAACTGGAATCTCGATTACATGCACTGGCATCTGTGGATAGGATGGATTACGCAGAGCCTCTGCCTTGCGCCAATCACGAAGGATGGCAACAATACGCAGCCTCTCAACCTTGTACCCATTGGTAATGGCAAGCCAACGCAAGCAGTTAAGCTGACGCTCCCACTCCTCATGGCTATCCATCTGCACCTTGTAGGTACTAGTTACTTTGTAATCGTCAAGGATTCCGTTGCGCAGATCACACCGATCAAACTGACCTGATACTTTCCAACCGTCAACGGTAGCGTACAAACGATCTTCAGCGATGACGTTATCGCCTTGATCAGCACGTTCAAGGATGGTGTGTACTGCTTGACCTAACAGAGACCAGATACGTTCTGTTACATCTTCAACAATGGCACTCGAATACTTCTTACGAAGCACACGAATCTGAGGTGAGTCTATTAGTTTAGTGACGCTGATATCACTGTCACCCGCTGAGTAAGGATCGTTCTTTACTGCGTTGACAATTGCTTCAGGTAGATTGTGTAGGTTAGTTATGTTCACAGGAGTGTCTTTGCGTTATAGAGTTCTTCGGCAAGCAAGTATCCCTCAAGAGGCCATAGCTTGTCAACAGCATCTTTATAAGCAATCTGTTCACCAATAGCTTGATTGAAGTTCTTTGAATCTACGCATGCGGATTGACCCCATACCTTGTAACCGTTCTTCATGTGAAGACAGCAGAAGGTTGTACGTCCGTCACCCATGTCATGATATGTAGTCTTTTCTACTTTGGCAATCATGTCGGTCAAGTTGACTTTGTTTCTTTGCCGCACTAGGTTTCGATCGATGAGCATAAAATCTCCAAGGTTATCGCGGTCTCTCCCGCAGTCACGCCGAGGCACATTGTCATTGACGTTACTGACTATGACCAATGCAAGCACTGGTAGGAAGTATTACCCCCTCCACTTCTTATTCTCTGCCGAGTCGGAGGGGCAACATGTGCCATATTGATGAGTCCCCCGGCAGCCCGAAACTAAAACAGTATCTTCATAGCAGCATTGCGTTGTCGGGTAGTTGGCCCTTTGGCAAGCTTCTTGCGTTGCTTATATCTTTGGTGGATCTCAGACCTTGTAAGCGGTACTCGAACCACATCTTCCCCCATACCCCACGCATAAGCAGGAGTGTTTATTCTGCCCTTCGCATCAAGCGCCCACTTAGAAATGTGGACTAGCTTTCTTGCACGAAACATACGCATCAAGCGTTGGGCTGTGTAGTGGCTGCACTTTGCTACTTCACCGAGCTGGAAACAAGTTAAGCCCTCGTCCCCAGCTCTCATCAGTTCATAGACCACATCCACAAATTTCGCGTGGTTGATCTTCTCTACCATTACCAATCCACTAGATCATCGTCAGCAGCTTGGGCAGAGTTACGAGCGCCACCACCACCAGTGTCAGGTTCAAGGTTGCCAGATAGATACTGGAGTCCCGCTTTAGAAGTACGAGGCCACAGACCGCCGCGCCATTTGGTGCCATCTGCAAACTCGATGGTCACGTTATGTGATGGTGCCTTAGGGTTATCCCCTGCTTTGAGGTTTTTAAATATAGCAATGTTGTTGTACTGAGGCATTACTTAACTCCTTCGTTTTGTAAAGAGATTTTCTTTTGCAACTTACTTACGATGACAGCAAACTTATCACGCGGAATTTCTTGCCATGTAATAACTTTGAAGGCATTGAGGATAGTATCCTCGTCTTCTCCAGCTTTGTCAACTAGTTCTTTGATGATTGATACATCATCATCGTTAAGCATCTCTACCTTAGCCTTAGCTTTTGGCATCAACTCATGGGTAGTTTTATCTGGATCTTCATCAATAGGTATCGCGAACAACTGGAAAGCCATATACTTGTATGCGATTGACAGTGCCTTATTGGTAGCCTTGTCACCTGAGTCCATAGCTTCACCGGGCACAACGCATACTACTTCGCTGCCATCGATGACGGAACGAATGGTGTATGCCATAGTTACGGTAACGTAGAACAAAGGATTGCCGCGGCTATTCTGTCGCTCACTTACATCACGGCTCATCATTTGTGGGATGATGACGAGGCCAGCTTCGGTCAGGTGCTGCGACATACGATTCAAAACTTCATCGATGCCACGGAACTTGAAACCTTGTGACTCGTTCTTGCTGTTCTTGCCGATGCCCTTCTCTGAGAAGGCGTGCATGACACTTTGGATACCCTTTAATACTTCTGGTGCGGTTGAGATTGTATTGCTCACATAGCCTCCGTTGAAAAGGAAACGTATTGTTGCACAGGTTCTAGGTGTAGTAAAGGATTTTCTACATAATATTTTTTAATTAAGTCCGTGGTTTCTATAACTAAAAGCTATTATGTCAGAAACTTCCTAGATCTAGGTATGAAAACGTAGTACTTTATTAACAAGTACCGACAAGTCCGTAATGTGTATACAAACTTCGGACAAGGTTGCCATAAAAACAAGGGTTGCATGATATTTTTTTTGGTGCTATATTTCGTGCCCGGCATTGATCGACCCGATGCTCGCTAGTCAGGCAGAACGAAGCGGATAAAACCCTAACACATGGGAATAAACGAGTTGCCATCCTTCTAACAAAAGGACTTACCCCCTTAACTGGGGTTAGGTTCTATTTTGCATGAAATTTTAATGAGAATAATTCTCAACTAGTATTCAGGTAGTGTTGACAAAAGAAAGTTAAAAGCATATAGTTGTTTATACCGTCTAACAAGAAAATTTTCTCAATGAGTATATGAATTTTTCAGATGTTGGTATCTATGTAAAAGCTGGGGCACATGGGCAAATAAAAACTACCTGTCCACAGTGTTCACCTACGCGAAAGAAAAAGAATTATCCATGCTTGAATGTGAATGTCGATGATGGTGTCTGGAATTGTTGGCACTGTGGTTGGTCAGGGGCACTCAAGAAACCAATAGCTATAACCGGAAGGAAGATAGTGCAAGAAAAACCTAAGGTAGTTCCAAACTTTAAAGCACAACTCCTCAATGAAGAGGCACTCAAATACCTAGAGGGTAGAGGTATTACACCTGAGGTAGCTGCTCGTAATCAAATCTCTCTTGCCACGAAGTACATGCCTCAACGTGAAGCAGAGGTTAGTTGTCTGGCATTCCCATTTGTTAAGCATGGAAAGGTTGTCAATGTCAAATACAGAGACAAGCACAAGTACTTCACTCAAGAAGCAGGAGCAGAACGATCTTGGTACAAGTACGACGACATTGATCCAAAGTGTACGATTATCACGGAAGGTGAGTTTGACGCTTTGGCTCTTGAGGTTGCGGGTTTTCGTCACGCAATATCTGTACCTGATGGGGCACCGACATCCACGTCGAAGAATCTCACTCAGAAATTCGCGTTCCTCGATGTGGAAGATGAGAGGATCGATGCGGTGGAGAAGTTCATCCTTGCCATCGATGCCGATGCACCGGGTCGGAAACTCGAAGAGGAACTCGCACGTCGCTTGGGCAAAGAGCGGTGCTATACGGTACGGTGGCCGGAAGGATGCAAAGATGCTAATGACGTACTTGTAGAACACGGGGCTGAAGTACTAGCCAAGATCATACAAGAGGCACAACCCTATCCGGTTGATGGTATCTTCGAGCTGAATGATATGGCGGTTGATCTTGATGAGATCTATGAGAAAGGATTACCTGCCGGACTCACAACAGGATGGACAAACGTCGATGAGTTCTATCGCCCAATGGAAGGGCAATGGACTTTGGTAACAGGGGTGCCGGGGATGGGTAAGTCTGAATGGCTTGATGCCCTGATGATGAACATGTCTCGCCAACACTTCTGGGTTACTGGAGTTTGCTCACCAGAGAATCAGCCCATTACATTCCATGCCTCAAAGCTGATGGAGAAGTACGCAGGTAAGAGGTTGCACAAGATGACGCGGGAAGAATACAACGAGGCAAAGGAATGGGTGAATACATTCTTCAAGTTCATCCTGCCAGAAGATCGTACCCTTGAGTCACTGTTAGCAAAAGCGAAACTATTAGTCAAGCGCTATGGCATGAAGGGTCTGATCATCGATCCCTATAACGAGATCACCCATACCCACAGGAAGGAAGGTATCTCAGAGACAGAGTACATCTCCGAGTTCTTGGCACAACTGCGTGGGTTTTGCCGGAGCATGGGGGTACACATCTTCCTAGTGGCACACCCTACCAAGTTACAGAAAGGCGTGGACGGTAAGTACCCTGTGCCTACTGGCTATGACGTTGCCGGATCTGCACACTTTTTCAATAAAGCTGATAATATTATTGCTGTGCATAGGGATAAAAGCAACCCACATGCACCAAGCGAAATACATATCCAGAAGATACGGTCTCGTTGGCTAGGTCAACTAGGTACTACGAACCTTACTTGGGATAAACATAGCGGTCAGTATGCCACCCCGCTTAACTACGTCGGAGACTTCATGCGATGAAAGATGTCAAAGTTAATGTACCACAAGATGATGGCACCACTAAAGAGATGACCATTGTATTCCACGATGGTTGCTTCGATGGAGTGTTAGATGATATTGAGATCACGCAAGATGACATCGATGACTTGATCAATGAGATAGTCAAAGCAGCAGAGTCAGGCGAGCTGTTCCAAAATGCACACCCAGTAACGGAGGAAGAATGGGAACAGATACAGGGTCAGATGCAAACTCGACAGTAAGAAATTTTCCTTACACGAAATCAGATCTACACAAAGAGAGAACTCAGAATTGTTATGATACTCTCGAAGATGCAAGGCAGTTCATAGAAGAGATCGGCGGGGCAGATGAGGTGTTGATATGGATTAGATCAGGCACCGAGTTCCGTCGATTGAATACACCAGTTGATGATGTCATCGGATTGATTGGCAGAATAGAGATGCACAAAGATGATCTTATCAGTTGGATGAAGTCATGACATTCAGAAACAAAAAGCTTTTAGATATTGCAAGAGGTCAAGCCTGTGTAATGTGCGGCAATCAAGATGATACGGTTGTCGCAGCACACAGCAATTTATTGGAGCATGGAAAGGGCAGAGGATTAAAGGCACATGATGGTATGCATGCGTGGCTTTGTTATGTGTGCCACACAGAGTACGATCAAGGTAACAAGATGGACAAGGCTGAGAGGCGCGAGTACATATTGACAGCAATCTGCAAAACTTACATGGAGCTATGGAATAAAGAATTGATAGGAGTGAAGTGATGTTTTACCTGCCACCCGCAATCACAAGAGAGCATGCAATACGCATGGCTAAGCATGTACTAAAAGAAATGTGTGACACAGACGTAGATGATGATGTTATTGATCAGGCGGTAACTACATTTGCTACTGTGATAGAGGGTATCGAGCGGTACGAATGCATCAAGATTGTAGGTAAGCATCAAACTATTAGAGCAGCACTTGACGAAATCAAACAGAGAGGATAATATGTTTAGCCAGAAAGTCAGACAATTTCTTGAAGACGTGTCACTTGTATTGTGGATTGTTACCCTTGCTAGTTGGATGTTGTGGGGATGGACACGAGTATGAGCGCCGTGCCTTGGAATGATGAAGAGCATGGGGTCTCTTACGAAGATCTAGCCGCTGCTTGCGAAGAGTATGCTGAGTTAATAACCAGAGCAGTTACTCTAGTCAAGAACTGGAAAGAGACGGGGGACAATAACTTAATCGAGGTGTTGGATTATTTGTTGCAAGACTACGACCTTGACAACTATGACTTCGAAGATATAGAATTAGAGGACGATGATGGCACAAGACATTGAGCGATTGATGCATGAGTACCGAGAAAAGATTAAAGAGTACGCATCAGCTAAAGCACGTCGCACATACATCGAAGAGTTTCGAAAGAGTAAGTTCGCTATCCTAATGCGCGAGGCTGACAGGCTAGGCTTTAAGACAGCGGCTGCTCAAGAGAGAGAAGCATATTCATCAGATGAGTACGTTGAGTTTCTTGATGGATTGCAGGAGGCAGTGGAGGCGGAGGAGCGTTTGCGTTACGATCTTCGTGCAATAGAGATGGAAGCAGAAGTATGGCGAACCAGACGTGCAGATGAACGATTCGAAAAGAAAGCTTATGGAGCCTAAGTTACAGAAGAGAAGAGAGCGCAATCCTCGTGAGGTTCTAAATCGTGGTGCATCATGGAAGCCTATGTGTTTCCAAAGCCGTGATCAGTACAAGGATTGGGTTCACTTAATGCGTCAGTCACCACGTCCTCGCGACACAGGTTATTGCTATGACTGTACACCTGAGTTCAAAGCAGAGATGATGGAGTGTGGTAGGTGTGAGCATCCAGAGACTAGGTTTGTATTGCGTAAGAATCCAACAGAAGGTGAGGTCGAACTGGTTGGCATTAGTTCGGAGAGCATGTTCTGGAAGCGGGTACAGAGGGGCGGCACCATCCTGAATTGGGGTAACAAGGATGACCAAGAGGTGCCTATTACTCTGACCGATGATCTATTTGGGGATGAAGAAGATGCCGATTAACAGCCGTGCCAAAGGTAAGACAGCCGAGCGTGAGTTGATCAATGAGCTTAGCCCGATGTTGCCAATGTTGAAACTAGAAAGAAACCTAGACCAGACAAGGGAAGGTGGGTATGACATCAAAGGCATGGGGCAGTGGGCGGCAGAGGTAAAGCGTTATAAAGTTATTAAGCCCGGAGATTTCAAAAGGTTCTGGACTCAGACACTTGAACAAGCACGGAGCGATCGGAAGCTTCCTGCCCTCTTCATGCGGGAAGATAACAGAGAGTGGGTTGTAGTCGTTCGATTACACGATGTGATGGTGGACTTCGAGATGGAGTGTGATGATTGGCTTACCTGTCAAGTAAGTCTAGCTGGTTTTGTCCACGTTTACAAGGCAAACAATTGGGAGATTTGATGGAGAGAAAGTACTGTACAAGTTGCGCTAGTGAGAGGCCAGTTGCGGGTGGGATTTGGTTGCAGTGCAACAAGACAAGGCGGTGGAAGTGCGCGAGTTGCGCCGAGAAGAAAACCCCTAGCTGGATAAACCAAGACAAGGAGAAGGGCAATGCCAAGAGCGTATGACAATGTATGGCAGGGAGAGACGAAGCGAGTACTAACCGTATGCTCGGCAAACATGTTGCGGTCTCCGACTATGCAGGTAGTCCTATCGGCACCCCCTTTCAATTACAATACTAGGAGCTGCGGCATCTATGACTTTGCCCTAGTACCTATCACCAGAGAGCTGCTTGATTGGACTGACGAGATTGTGTGTGCTGATACTGAGCATGCCGAGCGAGTCGTTCATCTAATCCACGCTCACAAAATAAAGGATAAGCCAGTTGTCAATCTTCGTATACCTGATCATTATGAGTATCGTAATCCAGAACTTATCAGACTTATCACCGAAAGATATCAAGCAATAATAGACTAGCATGTTCAAGTCTCCTGATCAAGCACTGGCCTTTGCCTTTCGCATGAGGAACAGTTCTGTCATCAGCCTACCTAGTGCTACCTACATTGCCAATAAGACTGACAATGAAAGCACTAGTGATAGGTTGACGCAGTATGATCTACATGCACAGGCAGGGATGATCTTCAGCTTCCTATCCAGACGACCAGAAGATGAACAGCTATATGCTTTTTATTTGCACGGAACGAACGAAGAGCAGCGCCTCGTTGCAAAGGCGTTAAGCGGGAAACTTAAAGACCATCTCTCTAAATACGGTCTTGACTCTTATCAACTTCGCAATGCAATATTGTGTAAAAGTGTACGAGATGTACGAGACAAGGTTGGACTTAGCCAACACAAGGCGTGGAAGTTCAGGCGTGAGCTGGCAGAATATCTCCAGCCCAGCCAGAACAGTTTGATGGATTCTTTGTGGGAATGGTTGCAAGAATCCGAGAATGAGGTAAACTAATTC